TGTTCTGGATTGATTGCAAAATTGTTTTTAACATTACCTGCTCTTGCTTTCCCTTGTTCTCGGTACCCGGGTTTTTTAGTCTCTGTCATAGGCTTGTAGTTCCCTCAATGTTATGATGATTTTTTGCGAATAATACACATCTTCAGCATATATTGCAAGTGTCATAATTAGTTTTTCTAGGTCAACAGCATCATTAAAATATTGTTTACCTCTTTCCTCCCTAAATTCTTGATAGTGGTGGTTATTGTTTAATAATTCAATATAATATGCAATGGATTCGCACTTAGTTTCAAAGATCCTAAGCCCCCAGCTCACATTAGGTTTATTAAGTGGCTTCAGTTGATCATCAGAAGAATCAAAGGTGCGGATCCCAAGGAGGTTATTACCTTCCACAGCAAACCTAGATTTGCCCCAATTTGATTCATGTATTGCTTGTGATATTACAATTGATACTGGCACTCTTTTATGTTCTTCATGTAATGAATTTAAATGTAATGTACATGCACGTACATCTTTTATAAATTCATCGTTGTTTGTGTAATCCATCACTGGATTAAAACTTAAACAAATAATCATTGTTACACAAATCCAGTTCATATTAACCCCTCAACATATTTAATAGCGTTCTTTAAAATCATTTTATTTTCCTTTAGTAAACCTATTCCTTGATTGCAAGTATGACATAAAATTCCTCGCGGTAATATACTTTTACTTTTTTTAATATCTCGTTGTGTTCCCAATTTATAATCATGATCAATGACAGCCTCCTCACTATAGTCTTTAACTATAGATGATTTTAAAATAGAACTCATTTTAAGTTTTTTTTCACAAATGCGACAATTGGGTTTTTGTTTTTCATACCACTCCACCACATGTTTACCCCAAAAACGTTCAATTGATTGTAATTTTAATTCATATCTTCCTTTCTCTGTTTCCCGCAGTTTATTACGTTGTTTATAAACAAAAGTTTCTGGATCTTTTTTAAATTTATATACATATTCTCCAGTCTCTAAATTTTTTTTATATCTAACATCACCAGAACGGCTTTTATGACCATGCTTTTTTTTATAATTTTCAGCATGTCTTTTTTTATGAGCTTTAAGTAATGCATAATGATAATCTTCTTTAGTAGCATAATCTTCTAACTTTATGCCGTAAGTATTTTCTCCTAGTTTATAAGATTTACCTTTAATCACCCCAGCTTTCTCCAAGATCCACATCTACCTTTGATGGTACTTGTAAATCCACACATGTTTCCATGACTTCTTTTATTTGATTAGCTTGTCTCTCATCCTTAACAGAACAATCAAGCTCATCGTGAACTTGTATAAGAGGTATTACACCTAATTCATCATACACGTTAACCATAGCTTTCTTTGTTTGATCAGCGGCAGAACCTTGTATCAATCTATTTAATGCTTTGTATGTACCATATCTTTTGATGGCATCACCATATTCTACTTTAGCTTGATTCAAAGGTAATGGTTTATGAACACCCCAGGATGTAGGCTCCCATAGGTCAAATCTACACTTACGACCAAGTAAAGTTCTAATCACGCCTTTGGAATTAGCACGATTCATAACAGCTTCAAGCATACCCTGCATAAAAGGAACTTTACCACGGAAGTCTTTTAACATCTCTTTAGCTTCTTGTGGCTCAAGATCTAACTCACGTGCAAGCTTATTATACCCCATGCCATACATAACACCCAGACCAATTGTTTTTGCTAATCTTCTATCCACTCCTGCCATGTCTGCTGTTTGTTGATGAAAGTCTAAATCTTTCTTTTGATAAGCTTCTTTTACATCATGTGCACCTGGTTGGTCCACGAGGCACGCCCAATGTGTCAAAAGTCTTGGTTCTTGTTGCGAGTAATCTGCCTTGAGCCAATATTCACCCATCTCAGGAATGAATAGTTTCCTAACGTCTTTCGCAAACTGACCACGGCTGGGTACCTGCTGTAAATTAGGATGGTTATAAGAAAAACGACCAGACACAGTGCCGCCAGTATCAGACCTAATTTGATTAATGTGAGCATGTATTCTACCCTCCTCTGTATAATTCATCAATCCTTGCAAGAATGTACCTCTTAATTTATTTAATTCACGTGCCTGCATTATTAATCTTGGTAACTCGTGCGGATGATCTGTCAAAAACATTTTTGTAAATGATGGTGAATCTGTTTTTTCTGTCCTTTCGTAGGGTAAATTCATTGCATCAAATGCTTTTGCAATAGAAGCTGCAGCCCATATTTCTATGTTAAGCCCAGTTAAATCTTTAACACGTTTCATCAACTTCTTTTCTTTATTGTAAAATTTTTTTTCTAAAAGCATACATTTCTCATCATCAAAACGAACACCACGACGTGTCATGTGAAATATAACATTTATTAATTTACACTCTACATCGTATACAGTTGTAAGATTATCTTTTACAATTTCCCAAGATAACTTTTCATGTAATTTGTATGTAAGATCTGCATCAGCTTCTGCATATTCACCAACAAACATTGCTGGTAATTTATACATCTCTGATTTTGGATCTACACCAAATGCTTCTGCTGCTTCTCTTAGTTTTTGTTCGTTTTTAAACTCACCTAAATATTCATGCACTATACTATTAAGAGTATACGAATATCTATTTTCATCTATTAGAGCTGCTGCTACCATTGTGTCGTGCACTCTGCCTTTAACTTCTATATTAAGTGCCCATAACCAACCTATGTCATACTGCGCATTGTGAAATATTTTTTCTATTGAATCATCTTCACAAATAGATTTTATATATTTTACAACTTTCTTCTCATCCATGTTGCCACCACCATCGTGTGCAATAGGATAATAAGCCTTAAATGATGCAGTAGCCATGGCTATACCAATCACCTTACCTTTCTTTGTTGGCCACCCTGGGCCATGTTTAATTAATTCTGGATCACATGTTTCTAAATCAATCGCCACGCGTCCCTCTATACGAGGGAACTCCGTAGGCGCAACCCATTGTGATGTAACTGTCTTAAAAAGATCCTGCGTCACTAATTTCTCCTGCTATTGCTGCATAACCTGCCATATCAACAAAGTTATCCATGTTATTTTTATCACCTTGTGTATGTCTAGATATTTTTAACAATATCATCATGATAGCCACATCATCAGCTGTGATACTAGCCATTGGATTTAATTTCTTATCAAGAAATATATTCCAAAACTCTGCTATCTCAGCATGATTATTAAATGCATCGCCATGTGATTTGTTTCTATCATTGGAAATAAGGTCACTAGCCTTTGCTAGTATTTCTTCTTTTGTCGTGCTAGTTTTTATTTTTGTTTTTAGGGCTAATCCCGTGGTAAAGGTCATATTATAAATCCTCCGTCTCTTTGTGGTTGTACTACATGTAGGGTTTCTCTAGCACGTGTTGCTCCTACATAAAACACACGGCATTCGTCATCCGAATCTCTTTCCATAGCTTCTTGTGACTTTCTAGATAAGTCTGTAAGAAGCATTACATTATCTGCCTCACCACCCTTAGCACCATGTATAGTGCTAATATTTATTTTTGGTGTTTTTGATATTGTCCCTCTTACCTCTATGGCTCTTAAATATTCTTTATCTCTGTTACCAACTTTATCAAATGCAACATCCCATGGTCTACCACCCATAAGCAAACCGTGATGCATTACTAATTCTTCTAACTCATATTGTTCTTTGTCAGCCATTTTAAGAGTCTTATGACCTCTTTCTATACCTATCTGGCTTGACATGTATGAGTATATGTCTTTTATATCTACAAGTGGTACAATTTCACCACCATTTAATTTTTTCCATGCTTCTACTGCATTTAATAATTTTGTAGATACAGGTAATTTATTATTTCTTTTGTACAACATACCTTGTAATCGTATGTCACGTTCTATCTCATCAAGCATATAATTAGTCCTAGCCATTACAAGCCAACTACCTGGATCTTTTAAATTAACACTATCTGGATAAGAATGGTATTGTACAAATCCAGCTCTTTCTGTGCCTCTCCATTGTTTGTTTCTTCTTAATTTAACTCTATTTATTATTCTACCTGATAAATTTTGAATAACACGAGAACACCTAAAAGACTGTTTTAGTGTTTCTACTTCACCTGGTAACTGTATAAAATATCTAACATCTGCACCGGCCCAATTGTATATAGCTTGGTCGTCATCACCACTTATGTAAACCTGTCTTGCATTCTCTGTTATCTTGTTTATCATGCGCCACTGTAATTTACACAAATCTTGCGCTTCATCTACAAATACAACTTCTAATTTTGGGACAGGACCAGAATCTAAATACAGTTCAATCATATCTGTAAAATCAAATATTTCTTTTTTCTTCTTAAACTCTTCTAATGATCTTTGTGCACGTAATAATGAATGCCAAGACATATCTTGTAAATTAGATTCATTGTAATGATGTTCTAAATCCATACACTTCATACGTGCTAAATTTATTTCATTAATTAAAATATTGTCTGTTGTTACTACGCCACCAGATTCTGCACCATCAGCAACAGATCCTAAATCCATGCCAAATGTTTGTGCAAACTCTTTATAATTATCACGTGACATTACCTCTGACTTTGTTAATCCTAATTGATTAAAAGCAAATGAATGTAAAGTTCTAAAGTATGGAAGATGTTGTTCTTCTAAATTAAACTTCTTCATTGCCCGGTCACGAGCCTCGGTTGCCGCCTTCTTGGTAAATGCTACAAAAGCTATACGATCAGGTGGGGTGCCTTTGGTTAATTCTTCTTCTACCAAATTTAATAAGTTATGTGTCTTACCTGTGCCAGGTGGTCCTAATATTATCTTAGTCTTATTGTGCATTTGCCATCCTTTCCTACAAATATAAATTTCATTTTTAATTTTTTTTGTTCCTGTGTTAATTTTCTACATATACGTGTGCCAGGTTTCCATGTCTTACGATAGCTTTCACTTTTTACATCGTATATTTCTACCTTACCACTTTCATCTATAGCTATGAGATCTGCAGGGCCTAATCCATACAAATTTTTAAATACAAAAAAACCTTTTTCTATTAAATGCAAAATAGCTATTTGCTCGCTTTGCATTCCTTTTTTTAATTTAGGTAATTTAGAACGGTGCACCATCAACCTCCTTTATATCAAACGCAGAATCTTGTTGTTGATATGCAGGCACACCCCACACTCTTACTGTTCTACCTTTTAAGTTATATTTCTCACTCTTACCTTTTAAATGTCTTAACGCTTGTACTAATTGACCTGTGTTAAAATAAGTAAACTTGTTACGTGTGAGGTAGTCTTGTAGATCTTTTAATCTAAACCAAGTAACACCATCTTCTGTCCAAGGTTTACGTAATAATAATTCATCTCGATTTAGAGCCTGGGCACGATCAGTACAAAACTCCTGGAGGTGAGCTTCAAACTGACCGGCCAACGACCCGTCATCAGAAACAGGAATAGTATTTAAATTGACCATAAGTCTCTCTATAATTTCCTGCCACACTGACTGTTTTACAAGAGCAGGCATATGGTTCAAACTATTCATACATTTCTTTTGAAATTTAGTTTGTATTTGCAGCTCTTCTGTTTGTAATTCCATTCTAGAGTCACCAACATCTAAAAACCATACTGGTGGATCTGTTTCTAATTTGGTTAATGCACTAAACTCTAATGATGATCCATTGCCACCTATGCCATGTTTTCTACCACTACATACTTTAGCATTGCAGTAAGAATTTATTGGTGGCTCTTTACATCTATAACTATAATCTTTTTTCTCTAATTGTTTTTGAACTGTAACAACTTCTGATGCTGACAATGGTGGTGTCATATAATCCTGGTTGTATTTTTCTAGTAATGTTTTCCAATTGTCTGGATCAAACTTAC